CTTCTGGCGCAAATGCAGTAAAATCGGTCGGCGTCTGACTCATTCCTGGTCCGACAATCGTTCCGGTACCACCACCTTGCCAATGGCGTATCACGGCGTCAGCCTGTGCAACCCCAAGGTTGGTCAGGGCATTACGAGCCTGTTCCAGGGTCAAAGCCTCGTTCTTGAAATCTCTCTCTACGTCTGCCGCCGTGGGAGCAGTTAGTTGGCTCGGGTCAGAAACCTCCCCAAACTGTTCACCGCCAACGAGTTGACCTTCCTGCGCGTTAAATCCAGTGCCAGTCGAGCCTGCGGATACCACCGTTAGCTGAGACGGCGAGCGTGACCACGTTCCACCATTGTCATCGATAACACGTATGCCCAGTTGCCCATCAGCCGTGCTTTGAATCGTACCGGAGACTGTTTGTCCATTGAAATTGAACGATACCCTATCTCCGACATTCCCAGGTGTCCGACGCCAACGGAGGTGCGGGGCACCAACGGACGCAGCCGGGAAGCCTGCTGCCGTACTTGTGCCGGTAGTTTGGGCACCTCCAGCATCGAATTCTTCAGCGCTTCTTGAAGATAGACCCGCTGGCATATCTGCATAGAATTGTCCGTCACGGACTATTACCTTAGCCGCAGCCTGCTCCATTGTGATGGACCCATCTCGGAGAAGGGGTAGGTCGCTAGCAAGTATCGGCACACCATTGATATGGGTAACTTCGCCTTGTATAAGCAATCTGAGTGCCATGATTTACTCCTTAAAGCACGTCTGGATTGAACGCATTGCCACCCTGCTGCGCTCCCGGCCTTGGTGTTCCCGGTAGCTGGTTGGGTGCTGTCTGGAACGGGGTATCTATCCCTGGCGTCGGTGGCTGGATACCCTGAAGTGCGTTGGGTAATACCTGCGGTGTAAATGAGTTAGGCTGACCATCGTTGGTATTTGGAGCGGGAGCAGACAACACATCTGGTGTGACACCCGATTGAACGGCCATCTGGATGAATTGGTTCATGGCCATTTGGAACTGAATCATCCACGCTTTGGCCCCGTGTTCGTCGCCACGTTTTGCCAAAGCGTCCATGGTTCGCTGTGCCTGAACCAAGGGATTCTGAGAAGCCATCTGCTCCCAAATCGCATCATCTTCAAGGTCAGAGTCTTGCCACTCTAATACCTCTTCGCGGATACGATAATCACTCCCCAGCGGCCTTCCGTCTGCCCCAGGCTGTCTAAGCTGAATGGCCATCTGAATCTTGCCCGGCATATCCTCCGGTAGCTGTGGCCGGAGCATTATCTCGACTTCCGGCAAATCTATGATGGATTGGGGACTGATTCGAGCAGCGAACCAGCGCCGGTTACGCCCCTGACCGCTGAGTTCCAATGACCCAAATGCTCCGGTTACGAAGTGGTCAACCCAAAGATTGGATATCTGTTTCAGCGCCGTAGAGATGGACTGGGAATCAGGCAATACCCGGTCACCTACGCCACTTTTCAGTGTATTCATGGCAAAGCCGGAGATGGTGGCCGGGGTCTCTCCGAACATGATGACCGGGAATCCACCCCGTTGCATCTCTCCGTTAACTAGGGTGGCATACGGGCCTATATCGCTGGCTGCTTTGATGAAGTCATATACAATCAGTTCTTCGTCGGCCCGCAAGGGTATCTCAGCCCCGGCCTTGAATGGGTCTCCCTCGACCAGCTTGACCCCATCGCGGCTCTTGATACCAAAGACCGGCTTCAGGCTCCGGTGGACCAGTTCCTTCTGGATGGACATGACAAAGTTGTTGTCATCCCAAATGGCCCGGTTCTCAACGAAGATGCTCTCACCGTAGTCCGCCAAGGAGTCGGCAAGTTGCACCCGAGATATCTGCGACGGCAACTGGCCGCCTTGGGGTCCGTTGCGGACGATGGGAGGCTGAAGGGACGACATCACGACCCAACCGGGAACCCGATTATGTCCGTGACGCAGGTTCTTAATCAAGGCTCCACTAGTAGCACGTAAATCCGGGACTACTACTATGTTTTTCTCTTCATCGTAATAATCGTAGATTAACGCTGGGTCTTTCTTATTACGGTCGGGGCCGAACTTCTTTCCGTACTCCTTCTCAATCTGTTGGGGCATCCGATAATACTTATGGCAAATCCACAGTAATCCTTTATGCCCAAACTCCCACATGGTCTCTTTGGGGTCCCATGGCGTCGCATCGGCCCAACTCTCACCATTCTCTTTCATCAAGAGCGCCCGGCCCATGGTGTGGCCGAAAATAGGCACAGAGAAGGACATATTGGACTTTAGGCTGGGCATTCCGATATTAGCCAACCTAGCATCGTTGGCGCGGAAATTGCCCAGTATGAATCGCTCTTTGTCGTTGTCGTTGTTTCGGGTAGCCCGGTCGTCGTTGTCCTGCGGCGTCTGTGCGGTCATGGCCGCGCCCGACAGCAGACTGATACCCTTCCGGGCCATGGTGCGAGAATCGTTGGAGGTATGGGTCTCATACCCTTGAAGCTCGGGCGGGGCGTACTTGTCCAGGAGCCAATGCGTCTCGTAGTCCCGACGCCACCGCTCACGCAGTTTCTCGGTATCGACTTCCTTCTCGTCTACCTGTTCGATTATGTCGTCAGCTATCGCCATGGTCTAATGATACACTATCTTGGCTACCCGCGAAGTTAAATCCTGAACGTAGCCCCATTCTCCGACCAATCCGTATCCAAGTGCCCTGATACCGTCACAATCTACCTGGTCTGGGGTATTACCGTAAATCTCCCCGTCACGACCAGTTTTCCACCGATATGGCTTCGCTAGGTTACTGAAAGGCTCCAAACAGGCACCGAAGTTACTGAGGATACCCTTGCATGACTGGTCAAATACAATACCCGGTTCACCAGTCAGCGGGTCTATCTTCAAGAAGCTATGTATTCGTGCATCTACGTCATTGATGGACCGCACTTTGAAAGATTTCAGGTCTAATCCAGTCTGGCCCATCCAAACTTCGGCAACCGATGAATTATGATGATGCTGGTCACCGTACAAGTCCTCAGTAGCGAATATTCCTGGTCGCCCTCTCCCGGTAGCATGCTTCCAAATAGGATACCGATGGGACCACTGACCGCTACCAGTCACAATCTGCACGATATCTTCAACGGTTTTGCCCCGCTCATACAATTCCGCGAATACTCGAACTTGACCGTTGATTCTCTGGGCAAATAGGTAATCGCAGGCACCCCCGTAACCAGGGTCCACCCACATATATACCGGCATATCCGGCTCGTATTGCACAGAACGGATATGGATATCAGGACGGAATTCCGGGAAAACCAGGCCAGACGGAGCAACAGGCTCTCCCGCCACATGCTCCCGGAACCGGTCCTCCGGCATTGCCTGTTCCATACGTAGGATTTCTGGGTCTTGGCGGCCACCAGGGAAAAGGTAGTCGTTTGACCATGTGGGGAGTGAGAAGGATTTGGAGTCGCCCAACCCATTACGCCACATCTCAAAGAATCGAGGGTACCAGCCCAAAGAACCTTCGAGCGTGCCTGCCATCAGTAACTGGCCGTCTGTTGGGTCCAAGGCCCTCATTTCCACGAGGCGCTCGTGAGACCGGTAGTATATATCCAAGTCGGTTTGAGCAGCCTCAAGCAGGTATACCCGGTTTGGGGCTTTACCAGCCCATGTTCGAGGGTCAGCCCCTGATTTGGTCTCATAAATGGTGCCGTCTTTAAGTTCGATATACCCAGGGTCAACACGCTTGGACGCCTTCTTCAATTGCCCAATCTTCGCCATGCCCGCAGCAATGTAGTCAAATTCAGGTTTGGTCAATTCGTAATTGGCCGCACCGAGCCAGATTAGCTCAGGTTTCCCAAACCGCTTATGGCCCAACTCGTAGTCGGTTACCACCACGGATTTTCCAGCCCGTACTCCTCCACACACGAGTATGGTGGACGCAAGGCTGGTCAGAATCGGCCACTGGAGCATCGTCGGTACACGCCCCCGCATTTCAAGCGACGCTACCATGGTGCGATAACCCCGGTTGACCAGGGTAGTCTTCAATGCCGGGTCTATCTCTCTTTTCGAAGGCGCTTCAGTCGTTGTCATACGGTAGTCCGGGCCAGAGCGGGTACCACCACAACATACGTGGATTCCTGGGAACCCTGTATGTGGTAGGGGTAGTGGTCCAGTCGGGGAAATCCACACAGCAATCGAGGACAGTCAGCAACCACATCGCTGTCCCCGGCTATAAATGCCTTAGCCAATATGGTTCCTGGTAATAATTTGGATATCTCAATGAGAATCTGAAAGCTACTGGGGCACACGTAATCAGCTACCCAGGTAGCGGTATCCTGGCGGATACTACCAGCAACCAGAAATAGCCGGACGTACCCGGCAAGAGGTGCCACGTCTCCCTCTACTGCGCCATATGCCGGTTTATACACCAGGAAATAGACCACCGACTCGTCCTCGTGGTACATATCCCAGGTTCTTTTGCCTCCGATGTTGTTGGGACCACCGAGGCGAATACATTTCTTCTGAACCTCAGACGCTTCGATTATCTGGTCCCAATCGACAGCCCGTTCTATGTGGAATGTATCAGACATGATTAAACAAAGTTGATATGAAGTGGCTCAGGGTAGCTTCCCGGTACAATCCGTTGTTCACCCCTTACTTGGTGGTACAGGGCCTCATTGACCTTATGTTGCAGGCACAACGTCCCGCACATGGTCTGAGCATCAAAGTTCTCCGACCCCAGATGTGCCATGACTTCCCAGTATCGGTCACTCTGCCAGATATCCCACCAGCGTGTCTCACAGATGTTTCCGATATGGAATCCCTTGGCGTACCTCTCGTTGAAAAGCATACCACAGGGGGCCACCAGCCCCGACCCACTAATCTGAATCATAAACGGAGGGCCGTAACAACGCTGGTAGCTCCGTTTGCTATCTTTAATCTTGGTCCACTTGATAACGCACTGGTAATCGGGTGTAGACTCGTCCTCCGCTTCGTGGAGCACTTCCTGAAGGTTCTCGTAGGCATTGTAGTCTATGCCCAGAGACCCAAACTCGTCGTCGGAGCAGTGTTTAATGATGGAGTAATCCACTCCTAGAGCCTTACCCAACTTGGCAAAGGGCATGATTTGGTCGGCGTTCTGGGGCATCAGAACCATCTGGATTCCGATGGTAACCGGCAGTCTGTCGCGGCGCTTGATTTCCATCATATCCCGGATGTTCTGGCATACCTTGTCGTATGCCTCGGGCTTGACTCCCATTATGTCAGCGTACCGATTCCGGTCACCGGCGCTGAAGTTGACCCGCAGATAGGTCAAATGCTTTAGAATCCGCTCTGCCTTGGCTTTCGTAATCGAATAAGCGTTGGACCCCACGGCCATGGAGATACCAAGTCCAGCACCGTGCTCAATCGTGTGCTCAAAGGCGGTTGAAAGGGTCGATTCACCGTCAGAAACGAGGCTTATACCCCGTACTCCCATTCTCGCTGAATCGTCCAGGAAGTTGGTTATTATCTCTTTGGTGATGACACTTCTGGTGTTCTCCTGGAGCATCGAGTAACAGAAGCTGCACTGGTAGTTACAGACTCTCGTGAGGGCCATGTCGATGGTGATAGGAGCGATGCGCTCCCCGCGCTCCCAGGCATCCACGCGGTCCATATGCCAGGGGAGCTTGTTCCCGTCCAGAATCATACTCGCGTGCTCGTCGGCAACGCTGACTGTTGCGTGAGAGACGTGCCTCATAAATCCTCGACTATTAAACACGACCGAGAATTCTGAATCGCGATTTTATAAGTGGGCAATATGTCCCGCCAGTCGATGATGTGCCATATATCCACGTTGGTCAACATCATGTCAAAGGCGTCGGTGTGGTCCTGGGTATGCTGTGGTCCGC